GGACTGCCAGCTGCCTGGATTGCCAGCAATCTTCTTAAGACCCGTTTGTTCGGACTTACGCCGCATGATCCATGGAGCGTGGCGCTGGCCGTAGCTGGAACGTTAGCGGTAACGGCTTTGGCCGGATTTATTCCAGCCAGAAGAGCTTCGCGCGTGGATCCAATGGTGGCCCTGCGGTACGAGTGAGCTCGATCTTTAATCACGCTGGCACATAACGACAAAGGCCCAGCCAAAAGGACTATTTCCGGACTGGGCCTTTTCGGCGCCAAACACCCTATGATTCACTCCCGCCATTAATGTCCGATAACGAATAGCGAGTAAAACCACTGGCGTCCGAAAAGGCGTGCGTGCAAGGTGACCTCACTTGCCTGCGGATACTCTAACAAAACGATAGTAGTTCTTGTCAATTAAATAAAATTTAACTATTGATCGACGGGGAACCGGCTAGTTATCGGAAGTTGATTGATGCCACGTTACGTAAGACACGGATTAATGAGCACCACTGCCGGTTTGCTGTTGACAGTTGGAAGAGTTGGTTTATTATCTGAATCCAGAGTACCCCAAAAATCCCAGCTAAAAAGGCCCTGCGAGCTGCGCATGGTTTTGTTGGCAAGTTCCCCCGAAGTAAGCGACGCTGAAACGCTTTTACTCCAGTAGCCAAGCAGCTCTCACCAAAAGTGTATCCAAAATATGCCGCGTCACTCCGTCTGCCTCGTCCATGGGCACGATGCCGAACTGTTGTCTCAAGGCGTTGTGTTGAAATGCTCGGAACACAAACATATTGACCGTAGAACCGCTCAGCTGATGGTCAGCGGAACGGGGATACGCCCATTTCTGGATCCTGATTACAACCCACTGAAGAGCGCTGATCAAAGAATCTCTGAACCGTATAAGTCGACCGCGGATTGGGCTTTGGTGCCACACGTGGAATGCAGCGGGTTTGGCTGCAAGGATTGCCAGAACAGCGGCAAGGTTTCCAGCGAGAAATATCTGGTGGTTTTTAGCGCTCGCTGCTGGCAGGTGATTAATGGATCACAGCAGTATGCGGTGTTGGGATCAGCTCGCCAGTCACGCAAGCGCGGCAGAACGCATTTGCGGAATAAATCGCTGATGAGGAATGGCAAGCCGGAACAGAACGGCAATGTCATGACTCAGCGCTGTGGCGATCGCGCTGGATTTAGAGTTTCAGCCCGCGGGATCGATACCACAAGAAAACCTTCTGAGCTGGCAATGCAGGTTTGCCGGCCTTCACTGTTGAGACGGCATCAGCAGCAGCAGGATAGTGAGACAGTAGCATCCTGAATCTCAATCTGAAAAAATACATATAAAAAGGATAAATGCTATGAAAGTTGGAAGCTCAGTCGTACTGAATTCAGGCGGTCCCAAAATGACCGTAGAACACATCGACGGGTCAGTTGTTAAATGCATTTGGTTTGACAGAGATCAACCTATATCCGGCAAATTCCATAAAGCCTGTTTAACACTCTGGCCCCGTTAACAGCGGGCAGCAGCCCCAGCCTAAAGCTTTTTTATTTCCAATGAGTCATGATCACAACGGCCGTGTTGGTGGGCCGCGGTGCGAGGAGTGCAACGCTCCTTTATCTGCAGACGATTTCAGTGAACGCAATTGCACTGAATGCCAGGCAATAGAACTAGCGCTGAGCGATCTGCGAAATATGCACGCTCTGTATCTTGATTCAATGGCAGGCACGCGCGACTGATGCCAACCAGACTGATGGGACCGTGCAAGAACCAACCATGTCCCAATACACGCACACAGTCCAGCCAGTACTGTGATGGATGTGCGACTAAGCCGGTTCAGTCGGAAGTAGATCGTGGCAGCTCAGCAGCACGCGGATACGGTCACAAGTGGCGCAAGCTGCGGCTGATGGTGATCCGACGCGATCCGCTGTGCGCTGATCCATTTGCTATTGGTTGTTTGGCTGTATCTCGTCATGCTGATCACATCATCCCAAAACGCTCTGGAGGCCAAGATATCCTCGAAAACCTGCAAGGTTTATGTGATAGTTGCCACTCCAGAAAGACATTATTGGAAGGACTTGTTCGTTTCATCCTGCCAGCAGACGGCACCATTCCTGCCTTTTATCATGCATCAGGACGTCAAATCATCCTTGTCAGTGAGTCAGCTGCTGGATCAGAATCCGTGGCTATCAGAGCCTGGCCTGCAGCAATGGCAAACCACGTATGGGGGCAGGGGTGGGTCAAATCTCTGGAGCTCTGCCCAGCGAGACCACGCGTGGAACACGCACACACACTCGCGAAATGAAAAAATCACAGAAAAATGCCCGGACGCAACCCAACGCCAACTGCAATAAAGGAAGAAGCCGGCAATCCTGGCCATCGTCCTCTAAACAAGAAAGAACCTAAGCCGGAAGCCGGCGAGCCCGCGATGCCGAAGGGTCTTTCTCCGGCCGCAAAGAAGAAATGGAAAGAGATTGTTCCCATTCTCCTGAAGATGAAGGTCCTCACTAAGGCTGACGGCGACGCCCTAGCCAATTACTGCGAGTGTTACGCCATGCTTCAACAGGCGCGCAAAGAAATACGTAAAGGCGTCACATTCAAAGAGTACGCGGTGGCCAAGGATGGTGCACTCATTGTCGCCAAAGATGGATCGCTCATTGTCCTGGGAATCAAGACCAATCCTGCTGTAACCATCGCTGACAAAATGGCCAAGATGATGCGCGCGATCGGAAGCGACTTCGGCTTGTCTCCTGTAAGCAGACCGAAACTCCACGCTGACAATGGCGACGGCGAAACAGAAGACCCCATGGACGCTTTCCTGCGACGCAGAAACGCTTCTCAAGCCTCTACGCAGTAGGCTTCCAAAACTTGCACAGTACTGTCATGACATACGCAATGGCACAATTCCAGCCGGCCGCGGCGTTCGCCTCGCCGTCGATCGCTTCCTTTCGGATCTCGACGTTGGGATCCTGCGTGGGATCCACTTCGACATTGACGCCGCTGAATACGCGATTGAATTCTTTGAGACGTTCCTTTTCCTCGCTGATGGTGAGTTTGATGGCAAGAATTTCATCCTGGAAGGCTGGCAGCAGTTCATCCTGGGCAACCTGTACGGATGGAAGGGCAAGGATGGTTATCGCCGTTTCCGCACTGCCTATATTGAGATCGGCAAGGGCAATGGAAAATCTCCACTCGCTGGCGGCGTTGGCATCTTCGGACTCTTCGCAGATGGCGAAGCCGGCGCAGAGGTCTATTCCGCGGCCGTCACAAAAGAGCAGGCAGGCATTCTCTTTCGTGATGCTGAAATCATGGTGGATAAGTCTCCCCACCTGCGCACGCGCATACGCAAGAACCGCAACAATCTTTCAGTCCCCAAGTCCAATGCATTCTTTCGCCCCATCTCTTCAGAAAAGCGCGGGCTCGATGGCAAGCGCGTACACGTCGCGCTCATTGACGAACTGCATGAGCATCCCACGCCTATCGTGGTTCAAAAGATGCGTGCCGGCACCAAGGGACGCCGCCAGGCCATCATCTTTGAGATTACAAATTCTGGCTACGATCGCCAGAGCATTTGCTATCAGCACCATGACTACTCTCTCAAGGTCCTTGAGAACATCATTCCCAATGATTCGTGGTTTGCATACGTTTGCATGCTCGATCCCTGCGAGAAGTGCAGGGCAGAAGGCCGCGATCAGCCCAACACAAAATGCAAAGCGTGCGATCAGTGGACAGACGAGAAAGTCTGGGTCAAGGCGAATCCTAACCTCGGCATATCCATTCAGCTCAAGTACCTGCGAGAGCAGGTTGCTGAAGCACAGGGAATGCCGGCGCAGGAAAATATTGTTAGACGGCTTAATTTCTGCGCCTGGACCGAGCAGTCCGTCCGTTGGATGCCCATGGATTTATGGGATCTCTGCTCGGGCGAACCAATTGATCCGGAAAGTCTTGTCGGACAGCTTTGTTATGGAGGCCTGGATCTTGCCAGCACTGCAGATCTCGCGCCGCTTGTTCTCTATTTCCCTGAGCTCCGCAAGGTCCTTTGCTATTGCTGGGTTCCCAAAGACAACATCGCTTCGCGTACTGAACGCGATCGCGTTCCCTATCAGCTCTGGGCTGACCAGGAACTTATAACGCCTACAGAAGGAAATGAGATTGATTACGGCATAATCCGGCGCGATATTAAGGCTCTGGGGGAAAAATTCAATATAGCTGAGATCGCATACGATCCCTGGAACGCCACGCAGCTGGCCGGCGAGCTTTCAACTGACGGATTCAAGATGATCCCGGTCAAGCAGTCGATGGACAACCTCTGCGGTCCCACCAAACAAACTCTCACCATGGTGCGGAAGAAACAGCTGCACCATGGCGGCAATCCAATTCTTCGCTGGGCAGCTTCAAACGTCGCTGTAAAACAAGATCCGGCCGGCAATCAACGTCCTGATAAAGAAACAAGTACAGAAAAGATCGATCCCATGATCGGTCTGGTCCTCGCGATCGGACGCGCGATGGTCCATCCGGAAACCGGATCTGTATACGACGATCCTGACCGAGGACTGCTCATACTTTGAAGTTTTTACTTAAATTGAAAAGAGGCCCTAGCAACAATGAACTCCCCTATTGGCTGGCCGGGCGGCAAACGCAGGCTAGTCAAGCGTCTCCTAACCCTTCTGCCTAAACACACAATCTACGTCGAGCCCTTCTGTGGCTCGGCAAAACTACTATTTGCAAAACCTCCTAGCGACCGCGAAGTCATGAGCGACGCGAATGGAGACCTGATCAACTTTTTCATGGTCGCAAAATACAGGCCAAGCGCGCTGGCCGAGCAATTCGAGTCCGCAATTTCTCACCCTGCATGGTTCAAGAAGCTATTGAAATCGAAACCGGACCACGGAGACGAGGTTGAGCGAGCTTTCCGATTCTCATATTTGACTTGGCTCTCATTCGGGACCAAAGGGGAACACTTCGCCGGATCGCGCGACGGTGCGCCTCAAAAGAGATTGAAGCTTGTACGCGAGAAACTGGCAAAAGCTAGTGCTCGCCTGCAGGACGTTGTCATAGAGTGCGCTGACTATGCTCAGATCATTTTGAAGTACGACTCTCCCGAGACGTTCTTCTTTTGTGATCCGCCTTATGTGGATTATGGATCCAACGGACGCTATGAGGCATTCACCTGCGAAAAGCTGGACGCCCTTTTTAAAGTGCTTGCAGGCATTAAGGGAAAATTCCTCATGAGCGAAGAGAACCACCCCGATGTTAGAAAGCACGCTGAGACTCACGGAATGCTGAGCCGCAGAATCCGCACGTCCTATTCACTATCTAAGACCACCAATTCTCAGATCAAGACTGAGCTTCTGATTTCAAATTTTCCATTGCCAGCTTAGAAAATGACAAAATTTAAATCAGCTCTTGCAGATTTTCTTCTGCTCGCGGGCCTCGCACTCGCATGCTGGGGCGTATTCAAGTTCTCTCCAGATGCAGGATACATTGCGTGCGGCACGGTCCTGTTCTTCCTGGCCAGATCCATCGCGCCTGAGAAAAATAAAAACTAAATGGGACTCGTCAATCGTTTCATGGCGGCTATCAGCGTAGCCGGCGTCCAGCCGTCCAATCCGCCAGATTGGATGGTCCGGATGTTTGGTGGTACCGGCTCATCTTCAGGCGTTCAGATCACTGAATCGAACGCTATGACGGTGGCTGACGTTTACAAATGCGTCACAGTAATCCGGGAAACAATCGCCATGCTGCCGTGGAAGATGTACAAGCGCATGGATCCACGCGGCAAAGTGGAAGCACCCAACCATCCGCTCTATTTCATTCTCCATGATGAGCCGAACGACATGATGACGTCGTTCACTTATAAAGAAGCTATGCTCTCCCACATCCTTTTGTGGGGACGCCACGTAAGCTATATCGAACGAAATGCTACTACTGGAAAGATTGTTGCTCTCTGGCCTCTTCGACCTGATCGCGTTAGATACGAGATAAAAGACGGCCAACGGTGGTGGTACGCTTGTTCCGATCTCGGACAGGAAGCGCAGTTCTGGGATGACGAGATTCTTTACATCCCAGCGTATACGACTGACGGCTACAACTCAGTCTCACCGGTCCGCCTGCACTTTGAAGCCTTCGGCCTGGCTAAAGCCACTGAGATCTACGGCGCCAAACTATTTGGCAACGGATCCACGCCTCCTGGGTATTTATCACATCCCCAAACTCTGAAGAAAGAGTCTGCTGCACGTCTTAAGGAACAATGGCAAAAGCTCCAGGGCGGATTAAATAACGCTCATCGCATTGCTGTGCTTGAAGAAGGTGTAACCTTCAAAACGCTGAGCATGCCAAATGATGAAGCTCAGTTCCTTGAGACACGGAATTTTCAGCGCACAGAAGTCAACGGCATCTATCGCGTCCCACCACACAAGACTGGCGACCTTCGCTTTGCCACCTTCTCCAATATTGAGAACCAGGACCAGCAGTTTTATAACGACGCCGTCACTCCAAGACTCGTGCAGATCGAGCAGGCCTGCAATCGCTGCCTGCTGCTGCCAAAAGAAAAGGGTAAGTTCTTCAACGCTTTCGTAATGAAAGGCGCGCTCCGCGGAGACACTGCAGCCCGCACTGATCATTACCAGAAAATGTTTGACCGCGGCGTTTACTCGGCCGACGATATCCTGGAATCAGAAGATGAGAATCTGATCGGTGGCAAAAATGGCAATCGGCGCTATGTGCCGATGAATTTCATCCCCACAGACCTGGTAGACCAAGTCCTCACCGCGCATCCTCCTCCGCCAGATCCAGCCGAGGACTCTGGCGCCGGTCCGCAACCTCCAGCAAAACCAGATCCCATGAATGCTGTCCGCTTGGCATGTGGAAGGTTCTTTAAAGACGCTGCAGGTCGCGTTTCCAAGCGCAAGCCCGCGGAACGAGAGAAATACGCACAAACGGCCTTTTTGCAGCCGGTTTTGGCAGTAATCGAGTGCATTTTGGGCAAAGTCTCGCCAAAAGATGAGCAGTTTTCTGTCTCTTTTTCGTCACAGATTGCCAAATCCACGCCCTCATGGGAAGCCGAGAACTCAGAAACCAACGCCATCGCCGAACTGGAGAACACTATCCAGGCCGTTTTGAAAAGAGGAAACAATGAAGAATCTTAAAACTGGTACACGTTTTTCCATGCAAGCAGCGGGTGATACGGCCGAGATCCTGATTTATGAAGAGATCGGCGCCAGCTTCTGGGGCGGCGGCGTTGACGCTAAGCAGTTTGTCCTGGATCTGAAGGCCCTGGATGTGAAAACGCTGAACGTCCGTCTCAATTCTCCTGGTGGAGATGTGTTTGATGGCGTGGCAATCTACAACCAACTTACGCAGCACCCTGCAACAGTAAATATTTTCATTGACGGGCTGGCCGCATCGATCGCTTCGATTATTGCCATGGCAGGCAACACTATCTCCATTGCAGATAATGCAATGTTGATGATTCACAACGCATGGGCTGGCACTGTCGGCAATTCCAAGGATATGCGCAAAATGGCAGATATCCTCGACAAGATCGACGTTACGATGGCAGGCACTTACTCGAAAAGAAGTGGAACGTCCAAATCTAAAGTCGTGGAAATGATGGCTGAAGAAACATGGTTCAGCGGGCAGGAAGCTGTCGATGCTGGCTTCGCCGATGAAATCACTCAGTCGACTGAAGCTGCAGAGGCAAGAGCTTACTTTGATCTCTCCCATTTCAAGCACGCGCCTGCTGCTTATGCTCTCCTCTTTCACAACAGCCTGAAATCCATGAAGGATCAATCAGCTGAATCAGCTAAGCAGCTGCCTTCTGCTCCTGATTTCTACCGTGAGCGCCTCAAGCTGTATGAGCGCACGCTGAAACACTAAAGCCAAAAAATTTAAGTTTTCGTTCCTGCCCAGGGGCAGGAAAGCGCATGGGTGTCTTTCCCGTCGAAGTGATGCCGCGTCCGCACCAAACCAAAACCAACAAAGGGAATCACCTCATGAAACGTCAAAGATTCTTCGCCACCGCTGGCGAAAAACGCAAGTTCTACAACAACCGGCGTCACTTCGGCCGGACGTGTGACATCGGCCTCGCCGGCTTCGCATTGCTTCCTGCATTGCTGCCTGCAGCCCTCATCGCGATGGTCCTTTTTGCCGTCGCCTCATTCTTCATCGGAAGCCATGAAGTCCACCACGTTGCGCCAATCGCCTCCAGCGTGAAATATCACCTACCAGCCCTCGGCATGGCCGTAAGCATCCGCAAGAGCATTGAGCTTAAAGACGACAAGCTCAAGCTGACAAACGATTACAGAATCATTCTGGACAAAGTCTCAGCTGAGAAACGTAAATACACGCCTGACGAGACTGAAACTCTCAGAAAGATGGACGCGCGGTTCGATGAACTTGATGCAGAGATCGCGATGCATGAAAAACAGGAAAAGCGGGAAGCTGATTCAGCCGGCCGCGATCCTCGCGCAACACGAAACCAGCCAGGCAATGACACGGCAAACCCTGGTGAGCCGCAGGGCGTTCGCGCCACTGAGCAGTATCGGCAGGTGTTTGCCAAGTACCTGCGCCAGGGCGACGCCGCTCTCGCATCTGCACCTCAGGAAATCCGCGCTGCATTGCAGGCCGACAATGACGCAACCGGAGGCTACATAGTCGCTCCTGAGCAGGCGTCCGCCATGTTCATCCAGAAAGTGAATGATCTGGTTTTCATCCGCAACCTCGCAACCAAAGAGACCGTCAAAACAGCGCAGTCGCTTGGCATTCCTACCTTGCAGGCAGATCCCGCAGATGCAGACTGGACCAGTGAACTGCAGACCGGCACTGAAGATTCCACAATGTCCTTCGGCAAGCGCGAGCTGAATCCTCATCCGCTGGCCAAACAAATCACAATCTCCAATAAGCTGCTGCGTTTGGCGCCCAACGTGGAAAACAAAGTCATGGAGCGCCTGGCTTACAAGTTCTCAATCCCTGAAGAGAAGGCTTTTCTTCTGGGCTCAGGAGCTGAACAGCCGCTCGGGGTATTCACTCCCACCACGGACGGAATCTCCACCGCGCGTGATATTTCCACTGGCAGCACAACCGCCATCGTGGCCGACTCTCTGTTTGACGCCATGTACTCGCTCAAAGCTCCATACCAGGCAAAAGCTGTGTGGGGATTCCATCGCGATGGCATTAAACAGATCCGGAAGCTGAAAGACACCACGAACCAGTACCTCTGGCAGCCTGCCATCAGCGCTGGCCAGCCCGATACGATCCTCGGCCGTCCTTTCTTCATGTCGGAGTACATCCCGAACACCTTCACCACTGGCCTCTATGTTGGCATCGTCGGCGATTTCAGCTTTTATGTGATCGCGGACGCGCTGGATATGTCAGTGCAGCGCCTGGTCGAGCTCTATGCCCTGAGCAACAAGACAGGATTCATCGGCCGCAAGGAAACAGACGGCATGCCAGTCCTGGAAGAAGCGTTCTCTCGGATCAAGCTGGCTTAATTCTCTCCACCTAAAAAAACATCTTCAGAGAAAAGGGTCGGGGCTTTCATAGCCCGGCCTTTGTTCTCGTGAAAGCGAGTAAAAGAAATGAATCTCAGTACAGACACCAAGGTCACACGCGTTCTTGTCGCGACGGCCGTGGGCATCACCAACGTAAACGGATCGATCCTCGATATGGAAGGCTTTGAAGGGGTCGAGTTCATCATGCTGGGCGGCACCATCACCGATGGATTGCTGTCCATAAAAGCCCAGGAAGGCGCCCAGGCCAACCTCTCAGACGCGGCTGACCTGCAGGGCACTCTAACTACACTCCAGAACACCGATGACAACAAGGCTGCCGTGCTCGACGTGTTCCGTCCGGCCAAGCGCTACGTTCGGCCAGTGATTGTCCGCGGCGGCGCGACTGGAGCGGTAATTGATGGCGTCCTCGCCATTCAATACAGACCGCGTACCAAGCCGACAATCAATGACGCAACCACGGTCGGGTCCACGGAAACCTGGATTAGCCCACCTGAAGGAACTGCATAGTCTCTCTCCTACTGCACTCCGCCGGGCAGTCTCCATTCTGCCCGGCATTTTTTATCTCAATGCGCTATCGACTCCAGACAAAAACCGGCCCAACCTCTGAGCCCGTGGCACTCGCAGACGTCAAGCTGCATCTGCATGAGACTGACACTGTTCAGGAATCGGTCATCTCTGGCATGATCCAGACTGCCAGGGAACAAGCCGAGGCTTTTACCTCCAGGGCTTTCCTTGCGCAAACGTTTGCAATGTACTTGGATGGGTTCCCGAACAACTGCAATCTTGACTACCGCGTAGGCAATCGCATTTATCCAAATATTTGCGTCATGTTTTCAGAAGGCCAGGAGATCACGCTGCCCCGCGCCCCCGTTACAAGCGTTGATTCCATCAAATACCTTGACACCACCGGCACGCTGCAAACCCTCGATCCCAGTCTTTACCTGGTGGACCCGCAAACTGACGATGATCCGGTCCGCATTCTACCGGCCTACGGAAAGACATGGCCGGCAACCAGGCCGCAGCCGAATGCCGTCATCATTCAGTTTGAGGCAGGATACGCCGACGCCGCGCACGTACCCGCAACCATCAAGCTGGCCATGAGCCAGGCGGTGGGAGACTGGTACAACAATCGCGATGCCGTGGTAGTCGATTCCCGTGTAGCCGTCCAGGAGCTGCCCAACGCAGCCAAGGCGCTGCTCTGGGACTACAGGCTTTTTTAAAATGCAATCCGGAAAACTACGTTATCTGGTCGCGCTTGAGCAGAAGACCTCAGCTCGCGACAATTTTGGAGCTGACCAGGAGCTATGGAATACCGTTGCCACCATCTATGCCGGCTTTGACACACTGAGCGGACAGGAACTCTTCGCCGCGCAAAAGATAAACGCAGACGTTACCCACAAAATCACCCTTCGCTATCGCGCGGGCATCATTGCCGCCATGCGCATCAACTGGACTGACACAACCGAAGGCCGCAACCGCATCTTTGACATTATCGCGCCCATGGACCCTGAACAGCGGCGTCAGATGCTGACCGTGCTGGCCATAGAAAGAAACATCCCAGGCGATGGAGTTGCGCCCGGACTGCTCACCGGGTTTCCCGTGGGCTACAGCCGCAAGGCATTCAATGAAGCACCCGATGGCGCCAGAACAGTCTTTACTGTGTCTGGCATTCCTAACCCTGCAATCTTCCGCCTGGTGATCGAAGGGATGGAGCAAGACTCTTCGCAGTTCGTGCTTTCCGGCAACACCGTAACGCTGCCATTTGCGCCCCAGGCCGGCGACAAGATGGTCCCGTGGTTTTAAAAGAGACGGTTTTAAACATGAGATTCTGCAAACGTTTGCGCGGACTGCTCTCGCTGGCCATTCTTGCGTCTTGCGCCCTGCTCCACGCGCAGACCAAGCCGGATATCGGCCGCTACACCGTGGGCGATCTCCCCACCTCGCGCCTGAACGCGCCTGGTATTGCCGGGCTCTGCCTTTTGACGGATGGCAACAGCCATGTCTCAATAGCCGCATGCCCTGCAGGATCAGGCGGCAGCGGATCAGGGACCTTCCCGCAATCGCTCGCCAATGCGTCTCACAAATGGCTCAACAGCTATGACGCTAACACCGGACTTTTCACTCAAACCCAGCCGGCGTCAACCGCACTCGCCGATTTCTCAGCCACCGCGCCAACCACAGCCGGCAAGATTCCCATCTTTGATCCCACGGCCCCCAACTCAGCCGGCGGCACCGGCGCTTACGTTCCCGGCGATCCGCTGGTGCAAGGCCTGTTTGCCGATGACTCAACCTCGGCAGAAAATCCCGTCGCTATCGGCGGCTATGACACTGCCGGAACGCCCGCCATCCACCGCGCAACCTTTATTAACGGAACGCCAGGCGGCACCGAGTATGGCATCATCACGCGCAACATTCCGTCCGGAACACAGCCGATCAGCGGGACCATAGCGGTATCCAATTTCCCGGCAACCCAACCCATCAGCGGATCTGTGTCAGTTTCAAACTTCCCGGCAACCCAACCCGTAAGCATCGCCAGCAGCGTCACCGTCGCGCAAGCCGCCGGCACAAACCTGCACACGGTGGTTGACTCCGCGCCCACCACGGCAATAACGGCATCAGCTCTGCCTTTACCCACTGGCGCGTCCACTGCGGCGAAGCAGCCAGCACTCGGCACAGCCGGAACTCCTAGTCCGGATGTAATCACAGTCCAGGGCGCGGCCAGTGGAACTGCACTAAAGACAGACAGCAGCGCCACAACTCAGCCGGTATCTATAGCCAGCACCGTGCAGGTTTCGCTGGCAAATACTGCAGCCAATGCGACGGCCGTAAAGACAGATGGCTCTGGTGTGACTCAGCCTGTAAGCGTTGCCTCATCTGTAACAGTTGCTCAAGCGACTGGAACAAATCTGCATGTAGTAGTTGATTCAGCGCCGACCACGGCGATTACTGCTGTGGCTTTGCCTCTGGCCACCGGTGCGGCCACATCCGCCAATCAGTCCACAGTGAAAGCCGCTTCCACTGCTTCCGTGGCCACTGACACCAGCTCAGTGGTGCAGCTCTCGCCAAACCAACCTCAGTTGACGACTCCATTGAACGTTCAGGGCGCAACTGCCAATGTCGCGCCGCCCGCGCGCACTGAAGGAAACCAGGCTGCGCTCTCGGTTGATCTTCACGGCAACCTGCGCGTTTATGGGCATCCACCAGACGTCCTCGGCTGTTACATGGTCAACGGCCGCACCGGCACTTATGCCGCACTGGCTGCCGGCTCTCCGCTTTATTCCTTCCGCTGGTCTTCATCCACCGCGCTTGCCGTGATCATGCGGGTCAAGGTCAGTGTCACCACCGTTACCGCTGCAACCGTTGCGGGCCAGGCTGAGCGCGAACTGATAGTGGCGAGGTCTTTTTCTGTATCTGACACGGGCGGCACGGCCGTTACTCTCACCGGCAATAACCAGAAGATGCGCACCAGCATGGCCACTTCTCTGGTGGGTGATATGCGCTTCGGCCAGCCTCTCACCGCGGGCACCCGCACGCTGGATTCTGCCCCAATTGCCAGTGCAGTCGCATGGCTGCCGCTTTTATTCACTGGCGTTGACATCGGATGCGGGGGAGCTGCCAACACCACAACCGCTAACTCCTGCATGGGCGGCATTGGGATGATTGAACTTCTCAACGCCACCAATGGACAGGATTATCCGCTGGTGCTGGCGCAGAACGAAGGATTCATTGTGCGCATCGGCAAAGACGCCCAGCCCACGACAGCCGTTCAGCAGACTTACGTAAACGTAAGCTGGTGCGAGGTCAGCGCTTTCTAAAATGGTCGACATCGATCTCACAACTTCCGGGCTTCCGGATCTGCAGGACAATCTCAAAGCTTTTGCCACCGAGATCCAGCAGAAGCTGCTTACCAATTCGCTGGTAGCCGGCGCGCAGGAAGTTAAAGGCGAAATGCAGGCTCAGGCGCCGCGCTCTCACAATATTGGGCCACGGCAAAAATCTGACCAGCACATTGCAGACGATATCGTTATCAAGATTGAAAAGAACCCCATCGATTCAGCGGCCGAGGTTTACGTTGGCCCAGGCAAAAGCGTCTCTTCCAAAGCCCGCTGGATTGAGCTGGGCGTTACGGCGCATGCCATCGTTACGCGCCTGACCAAACTAATGCGCAAACAGGGCGATACCGGAAAGAAAATCCTGGCCAGCTCCTCGCAGATATTCGGCACGCACGTTGAACATCCTGGGCTAAGCCCGCGGCCGTTCATGCGTCCGGCTCTGCAGGCGTCTGCACGGAAAGCAATTACGGCCATGCGAGATTCCCTGGCAGCCGGCATTTCAGCCGCGGCCAAAAAGGCCAACCTGAAAAGCCGTTCCAAATGATCCAATGCCAACTCAGCTTCGATTGCTCTGGAATAAAGAGCCTGCTACCGCAGCTTGAATCTCAGCCGGCAAAATGCAGACAGATTCTTTCCATGCTGGAAGCGGGACGTTCAAAAGAACTGTTCGCATGCGTGGTGGATGCAGATCAAAGCACTCCCCATCACGTCATCTTCAAGTTTGTTCCCACAGATTTACTCGCGCTGATGCTCGTCTCAGTCGACTGCTAACCCATGCCAACTTTAGAAGAAGGTATTTTCGCGCTGATGAATGAGCGCGAGGAGAGCATCAATCTCACATTCTCCACCGGCCCATTCTTTGATGGCACTGCCTGCAGGATCTATCCCGGCACAGTTGACGAACTGGCGGTCCTGCCGGCTATGGGATATGCGCGCGTCGGGGGCAATCCCAGCGACATGACAATGTCAGGGCCTGATGGCGTGAAGGAAGCGCGGATCCAATTTACAGGCCTGGGCAAAACCTATGCGGATGCAGCCACGCTGATCGGCGCACTAACCGGCACGCCCGGATCCCGCGGACTCTTTGATGGATACCGCGGCACGTTGCCCAACGGCATTGTGGTCCAGCTCGCTGAGCTGGTGACTGAGCCAATCGATTCTTACGTCGACGAAGCCAAGCTGTTCACGCGCCACGTTGATGTGAAATTTACTTACGAAACCTAAACAAGGAGTTAGAAGCAATGAACACTAGAAAGAAGATCTTCGCTGCAGTCGTTCTCACCATGGTCCTGTCGATCGCCGCCTGGGCCACGCGTGTATCCATTACCCCGCAGACGCCCAAAGGCCCTTACCCCGGCACGGTGAATGCCGGCGACCTGGCATTGACCTTTACGGCAGCTGATGCCACCAACTTCAATCAGTTTGCCGCGGTCGGCAATGAAATTCTGATTGTGCAAAATACTGACGCGGCCAGCCAGACCGTCACCTTCACCAGCCGCGCGGACAATTTCGGCCGCAGCGGAGATGTTGGCCCTTACACGCTCACCACCGGAACCTTTGCTGTCTTTAATTTCCGCAATGCCAATCAAGGCTGGATCCAGGCGGACGGCAATGTTTACTTCCAGGCCAGCACCACCACTGTGAAGTTCGCAGTGCTCCGCGTTCAGTAGTTTCATTTTTTCGCGCTTCACTCAAAAACAATTCAACATCTCTTAGCAAAGGAACACTCTCATGAGCGGTACACAATCAACAATCGGAATAGGCACACAGGTACAGCGCGGCGATGGCCTGTCTCCAGAAGGTTTCAACGCCATCGGAGAAATTTTGGATATTGGCGGACCTGCGCTTTCTCTCGATACTCCTGACGCCACCAATATGGGATCCACGAATTTCCGCGAGGAAGTAATCGCTGGAATCGTAAAGACCGGAACAGTCGATTTCGACGTGCAATATGTGCGCGGCAACGTGCAACATGTCGGCTTGACCAACGATCTCAAGACACGCATCTTGCGCAACTTTAAGATCGTCTTCCCTGACGATCCGACCAACCCAGTCACATTTGCCGCCTTCGTTACCAAGGCACAGCCTAAGACGCCAGTTACCGGTAAGCGCACCATGTCCTTCTCGCTCAAGCTGTCTGGCGACTTCACCGGTCTCTAAAAAGAGACACCCTCTAAATATCACGCTTTAAGGAAAATCCATGTCTGCAACCCATCCCATTATGCCGTCCGTCCCCATTGAGCTGGACGGCCGTAATTTCAATCTGATCTTTGACTTCAACGCTCAGTGCGCTTTTGAGGAAGTAACCGGCACAACCGTCCTCAGCCTGTTTGATAAGCGCGGCCGGCTGACCATTTCTTCTCGTTTTACCCGCGCTCTCTTGTGGTCTCAATTTCTCTTTGAGGATGAACAGGTCAGCTTTGATGAGTTCGGGCGGATCGTGCAGCAGCCGGAACTTAACATGCAGGCAGTGGGCAGGATGATCACGCATAAGACGCTGCAGCTGGTGAACAGCAAAACCAGGGAAGCGCTGCTGCTGTTTTTCAAGCCTGATAAAAAGTCTGAGGAAGATTCCAAAAACCCTCCCAGCCGCTGACCCTGTTGGAGCTCAGGGCCATTGCCCTGTTCGACCTGGGACTCAGCGGCTTGGAGTTCGGCCGTAATAACCACCGCACACTCGGCGCACTCATGGAACGCCTGAAGGTTCGCCGCGTGATTGAAGATTTTCGCGCCGGCCAGATCTGCTCCATCATTGCTAACAGTGTGCCCCGCACTGGCAACGCTTTATACCCTCAAGACTTTTTCCCCAGTCTGCACGTCCCGCGGACGCCTCTCACGCCTAGCCAGGTGAGGGCCAAACTGCGGGGTATTCGTTCCGTTCTCAACGCATAAATAGAAATCCACTTATGGCCAGCGCAGCTACAGACACAATCGGCTCACTCGTCATTGACCTTCGCGCCAACGTCGCCCAGCTCCAGGCCGACATGGACCAGGTCAAAGACATCGTAACCAAGTCCTCTGCCCAAATGTCTTCGCAGATGCGGAGCGACATGCAGGAGACTCGGCAAACGTTGGCTCTCTTGCGCGATGATTTCGGCGTTGGCATCCCGCGCGAACTCAGGGCCGTGGTTGCTTCCAGCGAGACGGCACGTACAGCGATTATGGCCATGAGCAATGCTTTCGTTGGCTTGGCCTTTATCAATATCGCTGTCGAAGGATTCAAAAAGCTCAGTGAATACCTTGACTCGGCCAGTGCAAAAGCCGCTCAGGAGGCAAAGAGCACGCTGGATATTGCTTTTGCTGCGCAACAGGCGGTCGATGCCACCATCAAGAGGAACGAAGCTCTTGAGCTGATCGGCAAAGGCGAAGATGATCGCGCTGCCATCCAGGCTGCGTTCTACGCCACAGAAAAGCAGCGCAACACGGAACGCCTCGTCGCGCTGCGGGGCCAGCTGCAGGCTCGCCTCGCGATTCTCAAGACTTATGAGAATGCTCCAGATGCTACTCCTGATCGCGCTGCTTCGGCCGAAGCCGGCATTGATGACGGCGGAACACCTACAGGCGATTCAAATGGGAGCACAGCTTCTCTTTATGCTCAGGCCGTCAAGGATGCCAAGCCTGAACTGGAAGCATTGCAGAAAGCCATCGACGATGCCACCGCGGGCGCCAAGAGTAGCGCTCTCCAGTATTCTGACTATTTAAAAAGCCTGGCCGAGGACAGCCTGAAGAATGACGAGACTATCGCTCTCGCAAAAGTAGCGCTGAGAAAAAAGACCGCCGATGACGAACTCCAGTCCGGGAAGATCGGAATTGATGCTTACCTCGCCGCTGAAAAGGGGGCCGCAGAGGCGGAATACGATATCAAGCTGGAGTCTCTCTACAATACCCTGGCCATCCTGGAACTCGACCCCTCGCGCAACGTAAAACTGATCCAGGACACTTTCGCCAAAATTGACGTGCTCCACATCGATCACGAAAAGGACAAGACGGACATATTGGCTAAGGGAGTAGAGGCCCGCAAAAAAATCATAGACGATGAAAACACAGCCAACATGAAGGCTCTGGGGTCAATGGGACTCGCGAATAAAAACGAGACGTTCCCCTCCAATATAATTCAGAGCCTGGCTGCCAGCAGCTCCGCCAAGCCAAAGTTGGATGGTTCAATCGCAGGCTTCATGCAAGGGCAGTCCCAGAATCTACTGGGCAACACCATGAAAGATGCGGCGGCCCAGGGCAAGCTTCTTGAGACGGCCATGGAAGGCCTGCTCACTCCCACCCAGAAATACGAAGTCCTGCAGGCGGAGATCGTTCCGCTCATGGATAGATACAAAGCTTATCCTGATGTCGTAAAGGCGCTCACCGTTGAGCTGCAAAAAGCCAATCCGGAATTTCAGAAGATGCAGGAAGCGTCCTCCGAGTTTGGCAAGGACCTGAGCACAGAGATTGAAAATATCGCCCTCAGTGGAAAATCGCTGCATGACGTTCTTATCTCGCTCCTGCAGGACCTGGAAAAGATCGTACTCGAAGCTACGCTGCTGAAACCGTTGCAGGATTTCTTCGCCGGATCCGGCAGCAGCACTGGCGGAGGCCTGCCCGGCTTCCTGAGTAATCTTTTCGGTATCGGCGGAAGCTCTGGCGGAGGCGCTGCGGCGGCGGCCGGGGGCGTGACGGTACCAGGTTTTGAAGATGGCTTTCTTGAAGGCTTTGCCGATGGCGGCAATCCACCAGTAGGCGTTCCTTCCATTGTGGGTGAAAATGGTCCGGAACTGTTCGTGCCGCAGTCAGCGGGAACCATCGTTCCCAACGGCCAATACGGCGGATCCACGCAGATCATCAACATTGACGCCAGAGGCTCAACGCCTGGCAGCGCGCCAGCCATCCAGCGCGCGGTCCAGACTGCCCTTCAGCAGAACGTCAGGCAGTCAGTCGCAGCCTCAATCGATTACCAGAGACGGAGATAATTATTTGCTTTTCTCCGTGCCTCTGTGTCTCCGTGGTGAAAATTAATTTTATGAAATCCAAACGCACATGGCAGCTGATAGCTGCCTTTTTAATTGCCATTTGCTATTTGCCAATTGCTTCTTTCGCCCAGAGCGCCAAGGGCTTCCGCTATGACAACGTTGCCACCCTTGATAGCGGACGCCCCGTCCAGGGCGCAAGCATTCTGGTGTGTAAACCCGGAACCAGCTGCGCCACCAACGCCAGCATATTCACTGACCAGGCGCTCAGCTCGGCCATTACGCAGCCGGGCTTTCAGAGCGGGGCCCAGGGCAATTACTTCTTTTATGCCGCATGCGGGACCTATGACATCCAGATCTCCGGCAACGGCCTGACCACGCGCACCATGAAAGACGTGCAGCTCGGCGCGTGTACCAGCACCGGCTTTATCCAGTCCGGCAACACCGCCCGCGTGGCCACGGATTTCACCACGGCCGCCAATACGTCTCTGCAAACGATTGCAGGGCTTACCTGGACCGTGCCGGCTGTCGCCAGCAGTTACAGCTTTCACTGCGGCATCACTTATTCGCAGGCCACGGCCGCGGCGCTGGTTTCGTTCGGCATCCAGGCGGCCACCAATGCGCCCACCAACATCTTTGCCAACGGCGCGCAGTCCATCACGGTTGGCCCTCCAGCTACTGAGGTCAACGGAAACCTGCTGGCGCTTACCACCACCACGGCCACCACCATAGTTTCCGGGACGCCCGGCGCCATTGCGAATAACTATGTGGTCACGCTCGAAGGCACCATTGAGAATCCCGCAGTGGTGAATACCTTCAACATCATGGTAAGCACGGCCACCGCAGCCGACGCCGTCACCGTAAGGCGCGGCAGTTACTGCCAGCTGCTCTAGTCTTCCAAAACTGAAAAGGTCAAAAATAATGAAATCCAGAATCTTAAGCGCAGCGCTCCTGCTATTTGCCATTTGCTATTTGCCAGTTGCCGGCTTCGCCCAAGGCTCGTGCTCTCCGGACAAGATCGCTCTCCTGGACACCGGACGCCCGGCCAACGGCGCGCAGATCCGCGTCTGCCCTGCAGGCGGAACTTTCCCTGGCTGCGGATCTTCCTTGTTCACAGATCCCACGCTGGGCACGCCGCTGGTGGGCAGTCCGGTTGTAACCTCAGACTCGCATGGCAATTGGGGATTTTGCGCAGCGGCCGGCCAGAACTATGACTATCAGGTCACCTGCACAGGATGCACCACTGCGACCATCAAGAATTTTCCGCTGCCGCCAGCGAGCCCCATCAACGCCGCATCGCTCACCAGCTCCTCTGCCAATCCCGCGAACGTTGGCCAGATAAAACTGGCGTCCAGCGATTGCATGGACTGGCGCAACAATGCCAACACGGGAAATATTCAGCTATGCAAGAACACCAGCGATCAGCTTGATCTGACCGCGTTTAGCGTTGTGAACGCAGTCAGTGTTGCAGCCACGGGAAACGTAAACGCAGGCGGAGCAGTTACCGGCGAAAGCACCGGCGACGTAGCAGCATCTCGGTCGGCTACTTCAGGCGCTGCATGGCTTGGTACCGATGGGAACCTTGCTTTATTTCGGAGCGGATTGACTGCACTGGGAATATTCACACCAGCTGGGACGCTGACGATTCCGGTGGTCACCGACACTCTCGTCGCCCGCAACACCACGGAGACGCTGAACAATAAAACCTTGGCCAGTCCGACGAGCACCGGAACTGACAGTGGCACAGAGGCGCTGACAAACAAGAGCCTCGGCGGAACCGGGTCAACAACCCCGAGTACCCCATTCAATCGCCTCGCTGCAACGCGCGGAACCGCTCTCACCACGGCGAAGGTCGGAACACTTACGGGTTGGGGAACTACTGCAACCGTATCAGCCGTTTTCGGCTCTGATTCTTTCGGTATTGTGGCGATTAGCTCAAGTGGAACGGGGCAAGCGGCGAATCCAACTTTTACAATTACATTTTCGGATGGGACGTGGGGAACGAATGGGCCAATGGCGGTTGTGTGCAGGGCTGATGCTAATTCACCCTCGGCGGCGGCGTTCTTTAATTCCTCTACGCCAACAACTCTAGTTTTGGGGCTTCAGGGAACTCCGGCGGCAGGCAACATTTATACTTTTATCTATTTCGCCGCAGGAAGGTGATCAGTGATTGCGTCTGTTTCGCGGAGCGTAAGCCCACGAGAAAACGGCATACATCACGATGCCCGCAGGCACTAACGCTGCTCCAGCAATAAGACCGCCCATGAATGTCACTGTTTTCTCCTTCTCTCTAAAACAAAGACTAGGAACCACGTAAGAAGAATGACAGTGGCCATTATTCCAAACATGAAACCGAGAACCACCAGAATGGGTTTTGCTTCTGCCATCGGCCTTTGCATCGTACTAAAAGCCGATGGCCAGAGCAACCGGGAACTCTGTTTACTGTTCGTGCCATTCAAAACCGAAAATTGGAGTGCCTTTAAATCCGGGCAGGTTGTAAATCACATATCCTCGTCCGGGCGGTATCGCCAATGGATGCGCAGTGAGATCAAGAGTGCATGAGTTTTTCGATTTGTTGACCATGCACGCAAAGTGATCAATGTAGGTTCCAGCCGTCGCGCCCAGATTGCCTGTGTTGACCGGCCCAAGGCACGGCTGGCCAAAGAACTTCGCCACGGACTGAGCGGATGTTCCTCCGGGTGTCTGCTGCCCTGCGTCACTGAGGTCAATATTCGTTACGCCGTAGGCAGTGCAGTTGCTTGGATACGTGAGCGCGAACTGAGTGCCAAATTCAACGTAAGGAGTGGTGTCGTCCGCATCGAATCCCACGCTGATATTCACGCGGTCAATGTAGATCGTCTTGCCGGAATTGGCAGGATTGAAAAGCCCCTGATCGAATCCAGTGGCGAGATCATCCTGGGTGTAAACGTAAGAAGAGAAATATTTCGGCGGGTTGGTTTGAGCAAAGCCGCTGATTGCGGCCAGAGAGATGAACAAAAAGAGGTAAAATTTCTTAGCCATGATTTGGGGTGTCCTATCACCCTGAATTGCGGTTGGGTCAGTTCGGAAGTTGACGCTTCCGGGCTGGCCGTTATGGTTTAGGTTATTTCGTTTCTTTTTCTAGATCAAACGCAATGGGTATATTCTTTCCGTCTGGCGTGAAGCTTTGCGCTGCCCCCTTGTATCCATCCAGTTTCACGCTAACGACTCGCGGCGTATCCTCTTTGAATAAAAAAAACGCTATTGGCGAATTCCCGGCGAGGTTGCCGTCGATATAAACCGCAGCGCCAGCAGGATTTGTAACCACAGAAGCGCGAGAAGCTTTTCCTTCTTCAATCGCTCTCTTGACCTGATCCGGCGTCATTTTGGTATGCCCGTTGGCCAATGCAGCGGCGGCTGCAGGCGAGCCCTGAGAATCCTTGGAGTTTTGAAGTATCTCGGCTCTCAGTTTTATCTGCTGAAGGATGTTTTCGAGATTGGCCCTGGCATTTTTATCATCCAGGTGGTCACGCACAAGCCTGCAGAATGGCCCGGCCCGTTCATAATCGAGAGCGCCCGAAATGGTGCTTCCTGTAAAAACCGCCGTCAGTATGACCCTCGGCGCAATGGAAGAACAAGCAGGTGGCGAAAGAAGCGCCTTACTGAAAAACCCAGAGGCTCCTGTTATATCCCTTGCGAAAACAAATTGGAACTGTCCTTCCTGCAACAGGGCGTAATGATCCCCGGTCAGAATTTCAACCGCAGCTCGTTTCACCATCTGATCCGATGCTCCAACATTCACGGATACGGGGTCTTTTTGTCGCGCTACGCATGCGGTTCCCAACAATAGCCCGATAGCCAGCAATGATATTTTCATTTTGTCTCTTTCTTTTTTTTGCTACTGCACTATGCAGCCTTTTCCTTATCGCGCAGAACGCGCAGCGCCTGGCGGATCACGCCGCTGGTGCTCGCGCCCAGCTTCTTTTTGAGCCAGTCCAGTATCTTTCGATCTTCGTCGTTCGGTTTAAAGCTGACGGGGGTAACTTCATTTGCCATGCGCTGGATAGTAGTAAAAGGTATTACTTTAGTCAAGTAAAGAATTTGTTGCCCTCCTAAATGCCTGTAATACAAGCAGCTAAGACCATGCCGGCTTTGCCCGGCTTTTCTGCCGTGACCATTACGCAGAATTCCACCGTGGGCATGAGTGCGTCTCCGTTCACCGGACAGCAGCAGACGCAGGAATGGTCAAATCAATGGTGGAACGCCCAGGTATCCATGCCGCGGATGACCCGCGCTTCTGCGGCCAACTGGATTGCCTTTCTGGTGAGCCTGCGTGGCATGGCCGGCACGTTCATGCTGGGCGATCCTGCGTGTAAAGTCCCGCGCGGCGCTGCGCTGGTGGCCGGAGCCACGCCGCTGATTGCCGGCAACGTCAATGGTGGATCCAGTATTTCTACCAAAGGCTGGACGCCCAACACCCAGCACGTGCTTGTGCCTTACGACTGGATGCAGATCGACAATCACCTTTACATGATTCTCAGCGACGAAAACGCTGACAATGCCGGCAACGCCTCATTTGATATCTGGCCCGATCTCCGCACCCAGCCGCTGGACGGTACGCCCATCATCATTCAAAACGCGCAAGGCGTCTTCCGTCTCGCCGGCAATACGCAATCGTTCGACATCGATAACGCGTTTACCTATGGAATTCAGTTCAACTGCATGGAGGCTTTCTAGTGCCCCGGCCGTGGACGCCAACCATGCTGGCGCAGCTCACCGCGCCCAACATCAAGCCGGTGCTGTTTTTGAGAATGCAGTTCAATTCCGGCCCCATCTTTGTGTGGTCCGGAGTTGGCATGCAGAATTGGAACGGCCAGCAATGGATGGGACTGGGGCAGCTCGGCTCCATCTCCACGGTGGAAGAGAGCTCTGAGCTGGCGGCCACGAACGTTACGTTCACGCTCTCCAGCATTCCCCAGGAACTGATTCAGGATGCGCTCAGTGAAGTGCGCCAGGGCAATCCCGTGCAGCTGTGGTTTGGCACGCTGGGCGATAACAATAACGTTCTGGCCGATCCGCTGCAGATCTTTGCCGGACGCATGGACACGCCCACCATTGACGAAGGCACCGATACTGGCACGATTTCTATTTCAGTGGAAAACCGGCTCATCGATCTCAACCGCGCGCGCGAGCGCCGCTATACCAATCAGGACCAGCAGATTGATCATCCCGGCGATCTCGGCTTTCAGTATGTGCAGTCCATCCAGCAATGGAACGGCACATGGGGCAAAGCCGGGCCAGGCGGCGTTCCGAGTGCGCCGGGTAATCCTCCATATAAGCCAGGCGGCGGCAGAAATTTCGGCCCTGGCGGCGGCGGATTTCTCGGCGGTCCAGGACTCTTAAACTCATAGGTTTGCAAAAACAATGATTGCTTTCGTCCCACACTGGCAGGAACTTCTGCACAACTATTTGCTGCGCCGGCACAATGAAGCATTCGCCTGGGGAACCATGGACTGCTGTCTCTTTGCCTGCGACGCGCTGCACGAACTCACTGAAGTGGATATCGCTTCTGACTTCCGCGGCAAATATGCGTCCGCCCTTTCTGCCGCCAGAGCGATGCGTAAATTCGTGGACTATGAATCAGCAGAATCCACGGAACCAACCGAATCAAAAGACAAGCCCACGGCCATTCATGACCTGGTGGAAGCCGTGGCCGTAAAGATTGCCGCCCGCCATGAGATACAGGAAGTCCCCGTGCTCATGGCCCAGCGCGGCGACGTGCTGCTGCTGGATACGCCTCAGGGCAAGAGCCTGGGAATTCTGGGCCTGCGTGGCACCCACGTTCATACCACCGGCCCGGACGGCATTGTGGATGTCCCGCTTGAAGATTGCGAACGCGCGTGGCGTATTCCAAAATTTGCTCCCGTCCCAGCAGAAGCAACGATTAGGGCTTCTCGTTAATCAGCTGCCGCAAAGCGCCGAAAGAGTTTCCGTCGAAACAGTGTTCGCTCTTGCCGTCAATCTCTACTGACACAGTGTCGCTTGTTCGGCAATATGAAATCCGCATTTTGTGCCCGGGACAGCCAGACTCCCTGCAGTCGTTGATGCATCGGTATTCCACTTCTCTCGTCACATTGCGTCCCATAAAAACCATTCTAGCCCCTGCTTTAGCTGAGCCAATTGCTAACGGCTAATTGCTAACTGACTTTTCTCTCATGCCCAAAGTTCTCATAGGAATCGGTGAAGCCGTTCTCGGCATCGGCGCGGCCATTGTTGGCGCGGTCTTTGGCCAGCCGTGGCTGGTCGGACTGGGTGTCACTCTTGCGCTGAACGGCGTAACCACGCTGCTTACCAAGCCGCCGGCTGCAGCCAGCGTGGTAAACGATCTGGGATCGAGCAGCGTCTCAGTGCGCCAGCCGCTGGCGCCGCGCCAGGTCACTTACGGCCGCGATCGCCGTGGCGGCGTCTTCACCTACATCATCAACAGCGGCGGAGTATTTAACACATTCCTTAATGTTGTTATCACCATGGCCGGCCACCAGGTCACGGACATTCCCGCCATGTATTTTGACGGCGTGCAGATTCCCGTGGACGCCAATGGCGACGGACTCAATCAATACGCCGCAACCGATGGCAGCGGGCTTGCCTTTGTGCACTGGGAAAAGAAGCTGGGCGCTCCGGGCGAACCTGCATTCCCTGGCCTGATCGCGCAGGTGCCTTCGCAGTGGACCGTAAACCATCGCCAGGACGGATGCGCGAGCTGCTACGTGCGCCTCAAGTGGGACGCCACGCTCTTTCCCAACGGCATGCCCACCATCACCTTTGACATTCTGGGCAAGCCCGTTTTCGATCCGCGCACCGGCCTCACGGCTTACTCTGAGAATGTCGCGCTCTGCCTCCGCGATTACCTGCTGGATCCAGTGGTTGGCCTGGCTGAGAGCGCAGCGTCCATTGACAACAGCCTGCTGATTGCCGCTGCAAACGTTTGCGATCAGAGTGTGGCCCTGCGCGCTGGCGGCAGCGAACCTAATTTCTCGCTCAACGGGTCCTTCAGCGTTGACCAGGTTCCCGCGGACATCATCACCGGACTGCTCAGCGCCATGGCCGGCAGCATGATTTATTCCGAAGGCAAGTGGAAGATCTACGCGGCCGCCTTCCGCGGCACCACCATTCCTCCGCTCACAGACAACGATCTGCGCGACTCCATGAAGGTGCAGACGCTGCTCTCGCGCCGCGATCTTTCCAACTGCGTGAAGGGCGTGATGCGCGATCCGCTGAACAACTGGCAGCCCGGCGACTTCCCGTGCGTGCAGAATCCGCAATACATCTGCCAGGACAATGGCTTTTCTCCCACGCAGAATCTTGGCCAGTGGGCCAGCTTCATTGGTTACGTGCGGGGCGATTCCGTCTTTGATAACGGCAGCGCCTGGTGGTGTAACACGCCGCACAACTCCGTGCCGGGCAATGAGCCCAGCTCCGGCTCTCCGCTGTGGACTCTGGCCCCGGAACGCGCGTGGCTTGACCTGGCCCTGGCTTATACCATCTCGCCCTCCATGGCGCAGCGCATTGCCAAGATCCAGCTGGAGAAAATCCGCCGCCAGATTGACGTGCAGTTTCCCGGCCGGCTCAATGCGATTCGTCCGGAAGTGTGCGACGTGATTCAGATCACGCGCCAGGCGCGCTTTGGCTGGAACGCCAAGTCCTTTGAGGTCTACAACGCGCAGATGAAAGTTTTCCAGGGCGACAATGGCGCCAACCAGATTGGCTGCGACCTGGGCTTGCGTGAGACGGATGCCGCCGTTTATGCGTGGAATCCCACCGTGGATGAGACGGTTGTGAACTTTGTTGGGACGGGCATCCAAAGCGCGGGCGGTACCACGGTGAATAAATACTTCACTGACGGCACTGAAGGCGTCGCAGGCGTGCAATATATCGTGAGCGTGGTGGTGGACAATCAGGGACTGGGCAACGCCTTTGTGTCCGCGGGCTCAAGCTATCCCGTCTCTGCGCCCATTCTGCCTGGCGCCACGCAGAATATCGATCTTATCTTTGCGGCCAGCGGTCCTGACGTGCAGCTGATCTTCCAGACTGCGCTGGCTGCTGACGCGCTGAATATTCTGGCCATCAATCCCATCATTGCGCGGACCTCAAATAACGTAAACCTGATTCCACCGCAAAACCGGACTTTCCAGACGTGGCTGCCATTGAATGGCGCAGTGGTCACAATAACGCAGCTCGCTCCCACGCTGCCCGATATGAAGCAGGTTGGAGTTCCGGGCGTGCTGGTGGCCACCAATGACACGTTCACACGCGCTGACGGCGTAAAGAAAACCCGGATCAAAGCCACCTGGATTTCACCCACTGATACGTTCGTCCTCAGCGGCGGCTGGATCAACCTGGAAGTTTCTGACCACGCCGACGGCAGCACGCCCAAGATATGGAAGTTCGCTTCGCGCGTTGCCGGCAGCGCCACCGTGGCCTATTACGAAGAGGTGATTGACGGCCATACCTATGACGTGCGCATCTCCTCGGAAAACTCATCCGGATCGCATAGCGCGCTGGTGGAAGCTGATGGCCTCGCGGTCTCAGACGCCTTCAGCCAGATCACCAGCACCAGCTTTGGCAACCAGGGCAGCATTCGTCCCACGGCGTTTCCAGCATGGACCGTTGCAGCCAACACAAATAACGGATCCGGAGCGTGCACTGTAAGGCTCACGGCCCCGGCCACACCGCTTCCACTCACGGATGGAACCAGCATCTCCATGCCGGCTGCGGATTTCACCTGGCCAGGTGTGCTGGCGGCATCCACTTCTTACATGTTCGCGCCGCGCTACAAAATCGCCGACGACACAGTTCATTTCGCGGGCTTCGCCGGCGTGAACGTCAACGCCGATCCCAATACGATCCCGCTGGCCAGCACCGGCACTGATGATCAGAAAAACCAGCTTTCTGTAAACCAGAACTTTGATGGCTATATTCCGCTTTCCAACGGATACATCAACGTCACCACGCCCAACAATGCCGGCGCGGGCGGCGGATCGAGCGGCGGCGATCCGGGCTGCGTGCATGAAGATGCGCGGGTGGAATTGATCACCAGCACCGCGCACGGAGTTTATGCGCTGAAGGAATGCAGCCTGGGCGATCTGCTCAAAGGCCGTGACCTGGTCACCGGCGAAGTGCGCTTCCGCAGGATCATCCGGATCCAGCGCGAGGCCTGCTATGACTGGTATGAAGTCGCCGGCAGATTGGTCACGCCCTGCGAGCCCATCTGGTGCGAGCAGAAGATGGCATGGGTTCCCGCGCACGAGATCGGGATCCATAAGATCGGCATGTTTGGCTACAAAATGTCGGTGACCGTGGAAGGCCAGTGCGACGACGATCACAACTTCGTGCTGATGCCCAAAGAAGAAGGCCAGACGGAAATGATCATCCATAACGCCGTGCTGCCCAGAAGTTAATTCTGGTCCTCTGGCTGAATGTCAGGTGTCTGTACTTCAATTCTCCACCAGCCTTTCAGGAGACCATTGTTGAATGAAAGGCATGCCTCATCAAAGGTAATTCCGGCCATTTCCGCAGCTTGATAGAGATCACGAGCGCCTGCCCTGAACGCTTGCTCGAGCTCGTTTAAATAGGGCGCTGCCATCGCAGAATTATATGCTACTCAATCTAGTAAAACGCTGGATCTGGTCTCCACTGGAATCCGTTCAGTCTCCCATCGTCGACGACTGGCAGAATTGCGCCACCGCGAACGGCTGCACGCCGGACCAGATTGCCCAGGTTGTGGATATGGCCAACGAGCTGTATCCGCCGTATGACCTGGCTGTCTGCCGGCAATATGCCCTGCGTTACGATTCGCCCTTTCACGGCGATGGCGCAGCGCTGGTCTATTGCGAAATGGACATCACGCATCTTGCGGCCGCGCTCAAAGATTCACGGCTCACCATATTCAGCAGCCCGGATGACGCGATCGATCCCAGCATGCTCGACGCATATTCTGGGGCGCTGCCACAGCAAGCCGCCAAGTCCGCGCCCGTAACTTCCGCGCCTGCAGCCACGCCTGCCACGCTGGGCGATCTGCTCAAAGCTTTAGAAGTACTGCACCTCAAATTTTCCGCCACTGAGTAAAACCATGTCCGCCGATACCATGACCGCACCCTTCGCCCAAAAACCCAGCATCGGACAGATAGCCTCTTTTTTAACCGTTGCCACCATGCTGATCGGATTACTGTTCTGGGTCTTCAACGTCAACGCCAAAGCTGACTCTGCTTTAAAGCAGGGAGACGCCAACGCTGAGCTGATCCAGAAAAAAGCGGACAAGGACGATATGAAAACGGAGCTTCACGAGATCAACAAAAAACTCGATCTCGTACTCGATCGGCTCATGAACGAACCGGCTCCAGCCCGCTAGCCCTTTCTAAATTCCACTTCAAAACTTAAGGAGCATCATGGAACTCTTATCCACCAGGCGGTGGTATACCTCCACGTCCACCATCAGCGGCCTTTCCCTCAATGGCGAGCGTGAATGCTTTGTCCTGGAAGACACGGTCCGCGCGCCGGGCGTGAAGATCCAGAATGAAACCGCGATTGCTGCCGGCCGCTACCGCGTGATTGTGGACTGGTCGAACCGTTTCAAGAAATACGCCTTCCACATCCTGGACGTGGCCAACTACACCGGCATCCGAATGCACTCCGGCAATACCGCGGAAGACACAGACGGCTGCCTGCTGGTGGGACAGACGCGCGCGCTCAACGCTGTTTTTGGATCGCACAACGCTTTTGTCGCGCTGTGGGACAAACTCACCGAGCAAGCCGGCTTCAGCGAAGAGCACGGCTGCCAGATCTTCCAGATGAAAGAAGAGACCTGGATCACCATCGTCGACGCCCCGGAAGAAGACACCCGCGATCACGCCGCTTAAATCCCTTTAGAGAAAAATCACATGAACAAACTTATCGCTGCTATTGCAGCCTGGTACAAATCCCTGCCCACCTGGGCCCAGGGCGCCATCACCGCGGCCGAGGGCGGCGCTGCGGGTTTCCTTGGCCAGTGGGTCCTTAGCCAGCAGCCTCTGTGCCTGAGCCGTGGCTGTCTTAAACAGTTCGGCGCAGCGCTCATAACTTCCATGGTGATTGCGGTCCGCAACTGGATCAAGCAATCTCCGGTTATTCCTGCGCCACCACCACCGCCTTGTCTTTGTATTGTTGGCTGTTCGGTCAACGGCGCGTGTCCTCAGCATGGCGATGAAGCTCAGAGAATGGCGAAGGCGGCGCAGAAATGACGCGCACCAGGCAATTCTTCAGGTGTCTTCTCAGAGCGATGGGAGATTCGGCTCTGCCGTTGGCCAAGATCATTGCGCTGACGTGCCTCAGCTTATTTCTGCTGAAGGCACGCGAGGCCGCTGAGCAGCTCCGCGCGACCTCGGCTGAGCTAACAATTACGGTCGCCAAATCGAACGACGCGCTGTTCAAGCAATACGGCCTGGCCGATGAGGCGCGTAAGACCCTGGTGGACGTACACCGAGCGGCCGGCGAGGCCGCTATTGCGGAGCGCGACTATTACACGCGCACGCTACAGCCGCAAACGTTTGCGCTTTTTTCAAACCTGAACACCGCCATCACCGGACTGGACGCGCCGCGGATCGGCGCCGACGTACACGGCACGCTGGCCAACCTGAACCAGACTCTGGACCAGCTGCCTCCGCTGCTGCAGGCAGCCACAGAAACGATCAACTCGGCTGCCGGCACGCTCGATGCGCTACACCAGGCCATCAGCGACGTGGACAAGAATCTCCTGAACGATCCGGACGTGGCGAAATCTCTCAACGAGATCTCCGCCATCCTGGGCAACGTAAAGCTGACCACGGATGAGGTGTTGCCCATCGTCCAGAAGATACGGCACCTGGCAACGGATCCCCCAACCAAGAAGGCCAAGCTGCTGGGCATTCTGCAATTCGTTTACGAGACGGTACTGATCAAGGCCGCTCTCGGCAAGTAACCCCACCAACCCCGCCGCAAGGCAGAAAAGAGAAAACAATGTTTAAGAAAATCGGAAGCTTTTTCAGCAAGCTGTTCGGGAGCGTCCCGAGCTGGAGCCAGAAAGCCAGCACTGTTATCACGCTGGCTGCACCTCTCACCAACACCATCGTAGTGCTTGCAGCCGGCGAGGAAGCCGCCGCTCAGGTAACTTCTGCCGTTCACGAAGTCCAGAGTGACATGGCTGCCGCTTCGGCTTTCCTGAGCGAAGCCCATGGCACTGCCACGGCTCCTGCAGGTCTGACTGCTGT